TTTCCATTTTCAGACCAACTATTTCCTGTATTTTTAACTGTACTTCCAAATCTAATACTATTACCCCACCTACCTTCATATATAACATCTCCTTCATATGGTCTTAAAGGATATATTTTAGATTGAGGTATAAAAGTATTTCCTATTTTTATATCTAAATTAGTAGAATCTTCTATTTGGGGAGAACCAGCGGCTACTTGTAAAGTAGTTTTTTGCTGGTTATCTGATTTGAAATTGTTTAAGGTTTGTTCAGGTATAACATTATGTTGTTGGCTATTCCATATATTAAGAGGACTAATATAATAATAATTTTTAGCACTAGTTGTTGTAACTGATTCTAGTGAGGGAGCACTAAAAGCATATATTATTTCATTTATTAAAGGAAAATTTTTTATTTGTGGTAATAATGGTTTAGCCGTTGGGTAACTTGCAAGAGCTTCACTTTGAGGATCATCTTCAGGTCGATATACACTAGGATTTTCAATATAATCAAAAAATACAGTCCCAATAGAATCCCATTCCCCATAAGCTTTAAATAGGGGATGAGTATCGTCTAGAATAATACTAATTACTCTAGCAGCAATACTTTCAGGGTTACCAGTAGATGGTTGATAAAGTGGTCTTGCAAATAAATCCATTACTTATCCCCTTGAAGTTTTTCCATTTCTTCAAGTAATTGGGCTTTTTCTTCATCCGAAATACCTAAACCACCATCTTCATTAGTATTGTTAAGAGCACGTTGCACTAATGTAGCCATTTTAATTAGGGCATCATCGTTTTTAACTCCAATTTCCATGTATTCTTTAATTAAAGGTACAATTAGGGTAGCGTCACCAATGTCGGTAACCATCGGTTTTAATTCGGATATAAGCGCTGTTACTTGTGCTTCGCGGCGCTTTTGGTTAGTGTAAATTTCCTCGAGTAAATCCGAGAATTTTTTCTTACCAAATACTACTTTGTCGAATTGTTGGCTCATATTTATTATGTTTATTCATGTATAAATATAAACTATTCAAATTCTACGTAACCATTTTCAAGATAAAATATATAATTATCTTTAAATATATCGTAAAGTTGAGATGCTATTTTAGTAATTTTAGGAGTTTTTACATCTATCATTTCACGAATGTAAATGTAAAGTGCTTTTTTATTAAAAATATCTATTTCTTCTCTCTTACGAAACAGTTCTAAAATAGCATCTGCTACGGCAGCATCATTACCCTTAGGGAATAATTTATAAATGTTTTCCGAGCAATATTCTACAAATAAATCTATATAGTTACTTAGGGGATCATTATGAACCCCTGGGTCATCTATATTATAAGAATAAGTATCGTCTTTATAAAGCTCTTCTACTGGGGCTTTATCAATACGTTTTTTATAGTTTTTTTGGTTTGATATAATTAAATATCGTTTAGCAATAGTTCCAAAATAAGAATATGCTTTGGCCCCTTTAGAAGGATCAAATAGATGAATTTTACTAAGGAGGAAAGTAATTACCTCATGTTGTAAATCTTCAATATGATCTACTTCAGTATAATAGAATTTAAAAGTATGAATTATGTTTTCAGTAAGTTTAAAGAAAGCATAATGAATTCCTTTATGGTATATCTTTTCTTTTTCTTTTGGTGTGGGAGCTAAATTATAGGCTATTATAGCATCTTCTGTAGCTTGGGTAAAGTAGTTTTTATCCTTGGAACTTTTTTTGGGCATAATATATTATTATTTCTTTTCAAGGATAAATTCATTTAAAATATCTTGTAACCCTTTAATTTGTTGAAAGAAAAAACCAACCTCATCATCACTGCTAAATGTACCTCTAGCATCTACTTCTTTCATCTTTTTATCTGAAACCTCTATTACTCGCGAAATTCTATCCAAATATTGGAGGTAGCCCGCAAGGATATCCTCTTGTTTTTCATTTTTACGAAGAAGGTTAAAAGTCGTATATCCTAAGATAACGACTAAAATAGAAAGTATAACAATAGTAACTATCATAGTAAATCTAACATATTTTTTAAACCTTCACTTTTAATTGAACCCAAAGCTTTTTGTTGTTTATTATTAGCTTTTGGTTTATCACTCAATGTAAAATTCTTTTTTTCGGGGGTCACGTTTCCCTTTAATTTAGGGAACCATTCTCTCTCAAACTCAATACGAGCAGCCATCAAGTCAGCCTGATGTAGTATAAATGGTAGGGAAGTACGCGGTTTTTGTTCGGGCATATACGCGAAAAGGTATTTCTTATTACCCTCGTCGTATAGACCATCATGCGTTTGAATCGCGAGCATCTCATTAAATGTATACTGGATACCGTGGGATTGAAGCATGAATAAACCTCTGTCAGGGACTGAAGCGAAAGGGACTTTGGTGTTGAACATATAATCTTCACCCAGTTTCTCCTTTCTCCAATTATCAGTCTGGGGGATGTAAGATTCATTTTCTTCATCTCCCATTTTACCTAAGTCATGATTAATAGCAGAGAATACCAACTCCTCAGTTGTAAAAGTAGTCATATCGGCTCCAAACCCTTCCCAAACATCAGATAGGGATAAAGCAGCGTTTACGACACGATTTACATGTTCTACATACCCTCCAGGAAAAGCATTATGATACTCTTTTTTATGAGCAGCAGGCATGAGCATAACGCGGTCCTCATATTTTTTGTAAAAATCGAGTAATTTTTGTTTACGCTCCCCAGTAATGTGGGTTTCGATATTTGAAAGGAATTCAGTCCAATTTTGTTGGATTTGTTCTGCTGTTAAATTCATAACTTTTATTTAATATTAACGTCCGTATACTGTCTCTTCACGTTCAATCATAGTACTAAGATCATCCATTTGTTCTCCAATTTCATCAAGAAGTTTATGGATATCTTGAACTGTTGTACCTTGACGGGTAGACATTACGCGAATTGCTTTTAATTTCCCGTCAATGCGAGACATTTTGTCTAAAAATAACTGTTTATTTCTCATAATTTATATAATTTATTTTCACCGTGACATCGGGAGACACTTCTCTCTCCCTCTCTCTTTCTCTCTCTCTTCTCCTGTACCTCAAAGATAATATTAAAGGATTGAGGAATCAAGTTTAAGTTAAAAAGTCTTTAATTTTTTTTATGTGAGCACATTTTTCATACTCTTCTCTTTCTTCCCAAAAATGGATAGCTAGATTGCAAGCCGTTAATGTATAATCATCTGAGAATATTCTCAAGGCATCTTTACCCTGTTCTGAAGTAGGATCAAATTCTTTAATATAGGCCCATGCTCTACAATGTGTAACAAATTCTCCGGCATCATTATCAACATCTACCATTTTAGCTAAATCGGGCATAAATTCCATAAATTTTTCCATTTTTTTCTCAAAACCTTTTTGGTTCCATATAATTTTTTTAAACATACCTAGTTTAAAAGCTTGTGTTTCTTGAAGGGATATTAATGCTGCCTTTTCTTGTAAAGGAGCATCATCTTCAAAAGCATCAAATATGTTATCTAAGTTCATGGGAATTCATCTAAATCTGTTTCTACTTTAACTTTACCACTTTTATAAACAGTCATTCTAGTAGGGTACCAATCGTCAAAATAACTAAAAACAACTTTATGTTGAGTTATTTCAACAAATTCACATTCTATTTCACCAAGCCATTCCTTGACATCTGTTTTATCAAACATCTTCTCCAGATAGTATTGGTGAACTATTTGGGCAAATGTCTTAATTTCTGCCTGTGTTTTCACGCGTATAAATATATATAAAGTTAATCTCACCGAGGGTGGTGCTAGTATAGTAGTATGCGTTAATCTTCGAAGTTTTCATCGTCTTTCCATATATTATAACATGCATTAAATAATTTGCTATGTTTATTTTCTAATTGTTGAACATCAAATCCATCATTTAAACTAGACATGACTGAATAAAGGATTAAGTTTCGGATGTCTTTATATTTGTAATTATTTTTTAAACCCCAAACATGTTTAGCATTTTCCATTCTAAATTTACCTTTTTTAGTAGAATCTAATTTAGGTTCCCATTCACTTAAATCATCAACTCCATCAACCCAAGTTTTATAAACACTAGGAAAAATAAACTCAGTTTTTAACCCCATACTATCAGCTAGTACTGGAAGAATTCTTTGTTCAATAAATACAGTATCAGCACTCCATTCAAGTTTAGGTTTATCTTTATTTTTTTCAATAATATCCAAAACCCATTTATACCATTTATCAACTAATTCTTTATTATTAATATAAATGTAAGCAGCATTAGTGGGTAAAACATCCCAATTGTATCCTTCTAATTTATCTTGAGATAAAAACGTACTAGGAGATACATAAGTACGTTGAAGTTGATCGTATTTAAAGGTTTCTTGATGGTATAATATTAAGTCTTTTTTATAATCTAAACCTAATTCTTGTTTAATCCACAAATCAGTATCTAATGCTACAAAAGGTTGTTCAAATTGACTTATATATTTTATAGCATATATTTTACAAAAACTCCAATACTTAGGGAGATATTCTTTATACGGAATACTTTCCATTAAAACAGTATTAATATCATCGTAGTATTGGTCTATACCATAATGTTTAAGAGTTTTTAAAAATTTCTTATTACAAAATAATTTTACAGGGCCAAAGTTTTTCTTCCAAAATAGAATTGAAGCTAATTGAGCTAATATATCTATTTCGTGGTATTTACCAAAATCTTTATTTTGATAAAATATGTGATATGCAGTAAGATTTTTCATTAATATCTAAAATTGGAGGAAAAATAAGGCCCCTTTATTGAGGGGCCAAATTTAACTACAAAGATATAAAATTTTTATTATCCTAAAATAAAGTACTGAATACTTTCACCTGAAAGATTACCCAAAATCCCAGTCCACGCAAAGTACTGATCACCTCTACTACTATAAGACATTATTTGCATGTAAAGTAAATCTGCTGGTAAACTTTCACTTCCTTGTAAACCCTTAAATTCATCTGAGGGTAAATAATCAGGACGTCCTGCAGCTTCATATTGACTACCATTAAGTCCTAATACAACTACTTGTCTATTATTAAGTGCTTGTTGAGCTTCTGAATTAAATATTAATGAAGCTGCATCCCTTCTATCTATAGTAAATGCATCATTCCTATCCCAAGTATTGATTTTTACTACATTAGCCCCACCAGGACTACCTAAAAAATTATTAAGAACTGTTTCATTTGAAAGTGGTTTATTTGATGATGAGTCACCCGGCATCCAATATTCAATTACTCTAAAGTCTCCACTTCCATATGAACCTAAAAAGTTAGATACGTCGTCATTATCACCAAAATAGAAACGGGCATTACTGTAATTACTAGTAAAATCTAAAGTAGCAAATGTTCCATTGATTTGGAGATATTTACCATCTGATTTTCTTTGAACTGCACAAAAATTATAAGCCATATTTAAACAGTTTTATACAAAATATTAAGTCTCCAACGGTTTGGTTCTTGAGTATTAAGTAAGTTTACTACGTCTTCTTCTCTAGTAAAATCGTAGTTATTACCTTGACCCCAAGTTCCATCAGCTTGGTAAGTTTTACCGTCGCTAACTCTTTGTACGTTATAAATTTTTTCAACCATAATTATAATACTTCATATTGGAAAGACTGACCAGCAAGATCTTGTCTAGTAAATCCATCTAAATAGTAATAACGACCATCAAAGTCTGCAACATTAAGATAGTAATTAGTATCCATAGTAGCACCTGCTAAATCTCTTCCTAAAAGAGCTCCTTCTATTTCATAAGTACCTAATTCATCTGGGGTGAATACAAGGTAGATTCTTTGTCTGTTAGCAAATGCTGTTTGGGCATCTTGTCTAAAGGCATCAGTAGAAGTATCAAATAAAAAACCCTCAATAAAAGTACCAATTGTTACTCTATTAGCTCCATAAAAACTACCTAAAAAGTTTCCAATAACAGTATCATTAGAAAAAGGTTTGTTTGTATTAGGATCACCTGATGCCCAATACTCGATTACTCTAAAGTCTCCACTTCCATATGCAGATGCGTATTGAGCAGCGTCATCATCATCACCAAAGTGAAAACGAACTGCAGTATAATTAGAAGTAAAATCTAAGGTTTGCCAATCACCACAAACACACTTATATTTACCGTCTGATTTTCTTTGGATTGCTGAAAAGTTATAAGCCATAATAGATGTATTTTATACTCGGTATTCTTTTACCATACGATAAAGCCCAGGTTGTTTAGACTGAACAACAGCTTGAACGTCTGAACGTGAAGTTAATGAACGGGCACCGGCGTTTCCTGTAACCCAAGATCCAGCATCGTTTAGGTATTTACCATCACTTGTTCTTTGGATAAAATTTCTTTTAGTTGCCATGGTTTTAAAGTTTTAAGATTAATTTTGAAAAATAGGGTTTAAACGATAGATTTCCCCATCTTGTGGGAATTGATCTATATACCAAGCAATACTTTGGAATTCTTGTTTAATGCTTCTACTTGAATCTACAGGAAGTCTAAAGTTTTCATCTAGATTAGAATTTTGCCAAATTTCGGTAGGGGAAAATGCATTAGGATCTCTATTAACCCCACGTAAAGTTTTCCCGTCGGATGCTCTTTGAATATTATAATACTCTTGTGCCATAATATGTTAATGATTTATATTTGTTGGTTCTATTATACATATAAAAAAAAGCAGGAAAGGTAAAAAACCTTCCTGCTTCATAAAGAGCGAAAGACCGGGTTCGAACCGGCGACCCTGACCTTGGCAAGGTCATGCTCTACCAACTGAGCTACTTTCGCATTTTTGGCTTTTCAACCTTGAGCCTCAAGACGGACTCGAACCGCCGACCTACTGATTACAAATCAGTGGCTCTACCAACTGAGCTATTGAGGCATGAGTTGAGGGGAGCAGATGGCCCGGGCTTCCACCGGTATAGCTTTAGACTCCATCGAGTGCAGCCCCCCTCAGATTGGCTAGACTCAGTGCGGAGGCTCAGGGATTCGAACCCCGGTTGGTGTGACCCAAAACAGTTTTCAAGACTGCCGCATTCGACCGCTCTGCCAAACCTCCATTTCTATAAATATAATACCAAAGAACTAAATACTCAAATTTTAGTGCGCCTACTAGGACTTGAACCTAGGACCAATCCGTTATGAGCGGAGTGCTCTAACCAACTGAGCTATAAGCGCATTTGTTGGAAGGGACGGATTCGAACCGCCGTACCCGTAAGGGAGCAGAGTTACAGTCTGCCGGTTTTAACCACTCACCCACCTTCCAATTCTGTTACCCCCCAGAGATTCGAACTCCGATTAAATGGACCAAAACCATTTGTCCTGCCGTTAGACGAGAGGGTAATCCTGTCGAGCCGGGGTCGCTGGTAAAAGCAACTCGACAATCCTACGTTCGGTAGTCGGGATGACAGGATTCGAACCTGCGACCCTCTGGTCCCAAACCAGATGCGCTACCACCTGCGCTACATCCCGAGCCTGT